TACAAGATTCATATATTATTACTGGCTCTTGGATAACATCAAATCCATTAGAAATTCCATTATGGTATAATGGAGCTATGGATGTAGTTGAAGAAGAAATTGACAGAATAATGGCGGAAAGAGGTATTATATGACATTTCAAGAACAGCAAGATTTACTTTTAAAAAATTATTTATTCAGATATGATAAAGATGAAAATTCTGTTGAATTTATTATTACATCTATCTGTAATCAAAAATGTGAGTATTGTTATTTATATAGATATGGCAATGAAATGTATCCTCCAGAAGCCAATAAGAAAGAAAACATCCTTAGAAATTTAGCACTATTGTTAGATTGGCTTGATGAAAATGATTATCAATATACAACTTTTGATATTTTTTCAGGTGAGTTTTTTCAAATTCCTTATTGGGAAGAGATTTTAAATGTTTTTTATGAGCATCAAATAAATACTCCTAATGTTCCAAGAAGAGATTTTGTTATTCCTACAAATATGTCTTTCCTCATGGATGATGAAAAGACCGCAAGAGTTGAATATTGGATGAAGAGAGTCAGAGATGATGTAAAACATTTCAATGGCTTTTGGCTAAGTGCTTCAGTAGATGGACCAACAGAGTTGGAATCTGTTGAAAGAGGACTTAGAAATGGTCAGACAAAACAAGATGAATTTTATGATAAATTCTTCAAGTTTATTGCGAAGTATTCTCTTTCTTGTCATCCTATGATTACAAGAGAATTTGTAAAGAATTATAAACGTAATTATGACTGGTGGATTGATAATATTATTAAATATAATGTTATCTTTAAGAAAGAGAACGGATGTGAAGTATATTCAATTCCAATGATGTTAGAGGTTAGAAATGCAGAGCAGTGGGATGAAGAGTCTTTAAAAGATTATAGAGATTTTCTTTTTTATGTAGCAGAAAAAGACTTAAATACACTTCATAATGGAGATTTAACAGATTTTGCATATCATATGGCAGATAACTTCTCTGATGGAATGATGAATATTGGAAGATATAATCATGTACAACCATATGCTTTAGCTCTTCCAGAAATACAACATAAATTGCCATGTTCAATTCAAGGCGGTTCAATTTTTAGAGTCGGAGATTTAGCAGTTGTACCTTGTCATAGAACTTGTTATCCTGATAAAGTTTATGGTTTTCTTGAATTAAATGAGGATAAAACTAAAATTGTCGGCGTTCATGGAGAAAACCCTATGCTTGCATATAAAATTAAGACTCTTAATCAAAATCGTTCTTTTATGAAATGTGCGGGCTGTCCTATTAAAAGCTTCTGTATGAAAGGTTGTTTAGGAGCGCAATATGAAGATAGAAAAGAACTTTTCTGTGCTATTGATGAAGTATGTGAAATGTTTAAAACTAAATATCGTACTGTTAATGATATAGCTGAAAAATATGGCGTTTATGATATTATTTTAAATGATTTGAAAATTCCAAAAGAAAGAAGGGAGTTTATAAAATATGCAAGAGATATTATCAACAGATACCTGTATGACTGATGAAGTTTCTATTTTTGATTTAACTCAAGATATTATGTTTAAGAAACAATTTGCACTAATAGATGAGTTAGATTTCAGATTAGGCAAAATGAATACAGCTGATGATGTAATTGAACCAGCCAGATTGAAAATTTATTATATCTATTATTTTATGCTTGATAATAAAGAAAAAGAGTATTTTACTCATATTAAAAACTTTATTATTTTGTCTAATAATGATTTAATTAAACGAATTAAAAATACTACTGTTGAAGGCTTCTTTGATGAAGATGAGAATACAATTGAAGAAATGTGTCTAAATAAGTTGTTTTTAGTTCTATTAAAAGAATATGCTCCAGAGCTAAAATATACAGATTATAAAGATGATGTTTTATCTAATATGAATAAGTATATTTATCTTTTAAATGCAACTTATTTTGATGACTTCAGTTTATTTCAAGATAATGTTTTATATGGAATTTGCATTGGAAATTCTATAGTTGATTATAAAAAGTTCTTAACGGCTGCAGAGTGGGACAGATTCCAATATAGTCTTTATCATTTGTTTTATAGTATTCAAGAATTTCAACCAGACAATGAAATATTAGATATTGAAAAAAATATTGAGAATAAGGTAGATCTTCTTTATGTAAAATAATAAGGAAGTAAAGAGTAAAAGGAGTATAGTAAATGATTTTTATATTGCCATCTATTTATTATAATTTTGAAGATAATATTAATATTTTGGATATGTATAGCAATACAGTAAAAATCAAAGGTATCGAAGGTAATTTCCCATCTAACATTATGTGCGGTGGGATTAATGCCTTAGACACCAGATATTTTGCACTGTATGATGATATTAAAGGTTGTGTAAATGGTTATTCAATACCATCTAAAATGTTATTTGTTGATTGCGGCAACCTCTTTCTTAATGAAAAAGAATATTTGAATCGTCTTGATAAAATATTATTTGAAGAGTGGGAAAATGATAGTTCTACATATTATGAAATTGCGGACTTTAATTTAATTGATTATGTAGTAAAACGTTATCCTAATATTCAAATCGTATTACATCAAAATGCTTTATTGAAATATAACTTAAAAGAAATTCAAGATAAGATTGATAGTTGTAAAAATATTAAATATATAATCTTACCAAGACGTTATGCTCATTTAAAAGTAAAAGGCGTACAGAAGATTTATTTAATGAGTTTTACGAAATGTAGAGATTGCGTAAATTATTGTGATTGTTTATTTGAAGAATCTCATTATATACTTGAATATAGCGGTCATTCTACTTTTAGAAATTGTACTAAAAGATTTTATAAAGATGATAATGAATTTTTTGAAGAATATAGAAATATTCCAAAAGACTTTTCATATGTTTTATTTGATGACATCATTCCAGAAGATGCAAATGAAAGCTATACATTAATGATTAATTTATTCGAGAGAGGGCTTAAAAATGATTTATTATAATTTATCCGGATTTTACGAGCATTTTACTTTAAATAAATTTATTTTGGAATTACGTGATACGAATCCTGAATATTTCAGAGATGGAATTAAAATTGGAACCTTCTTTGGCAACTTCCCATTTTGCACTTGGGACGGCGGCAGAAACTTTCCATTTTATCGCCAAGTCACTAAAGAAGAGATTGAAAAAATTAGAGACTTTTATAAGTTCTATAATATTCCTATGAGATTAATTTTTACCAATTCCGCAATCGAAGAAGAAGATATATATGATCCATTTTGTAATCTTCAAATGAAATTACTTGAAGATGGTAATAATGAAGTTGTTGTAAACTCTCCTCTTTTGGAACAGTATTTAAGAGAAACTTATCCAGATTTTAAATATATTAGTTCTACAACTAAATGTTTAAATAAAGAAAAATTCCTTAAAGAACTTCAAAATCCAGATTATTATCAAGTTTGTTTGGATTATAATTTGAATAAAGATATGGATATGCTTGAGAATATTCCTCAAGAGTTACGAGGTAAATGTGAATTTTTATCAAATGCAATTTGTCATAGTCATTGTCCTGTTAGAAAATTACATTATCTCGATACGAGTAAAACCAACTTGACATATGGTAAACATAAATACAGTATTACTACAAAATGTCAAATTGAAGGGGGTATCAATGATCCTAATACTCTTGGAAAACAAAATAATTTAACTTGGGAAGATATTCAAAAGTACAATAGTATGGGATATAAATACTTTAAATTTGAAGGAAGAACATTACCGAGCGCAGATATTTTTTCTAATTATTTATATTATTTATTTAAACCAGAATATATTCCGGTTATTGTAAGTAAAGCTTCATATGTGCCAGGAATATTTTTTAATAATCCAAACTCTCAATTTTATTTAGAGATGGTAAAAAGAACTGATGCTTCATTGGAAGCTGATACTGGTGTATATGCAAATGAATGTGTAATGAGTTGGCCATTCTAATAGAATTAACCCTTCTTGTTTTTTAAAATCTGTAGAGAGAAAGTTTAAAAAATGAGGAGGGTTTTTAACTATGCTGGAAACAATTGGATCAATTGTCTTAAAGTATTGGGTTGAACTTATTTTAGGTTTAATTGTAACTGGCGGCGGTTTTGTAATAAAGCGTTATTTAAGACTTGAAAAAAAAGAGCGCCAAAGAGAGCAAAAAGAATATTTTGATAAAATGCTTGAGAAGATTCAAACTGAAAATCAACACGTATTAAAATCTTTAGAAAAAGAACATGATAAGATGAATCAAAATTCTGAAGATAAGTATGATGAAATTAATACCAAGGTTGATAAAGCTTTAGAAGCGGGTAGAGAAGAATCTAAATCTGATGATGCGGTTCTTGAAAAAGAAATTTCAGCATTGGAAAAAAATATTACGGCTTTGACCGCAGGCGTTTTATCAATGCAAGGAAAAGAGTTTAGAAATAATTGTAGAAAACTTTTAGCTGAAGATCATGTTATTACTCTTGATGAATGGGAAGAATTAGATAAAGACCATATGGCTTATAATGGGTTAGGTGGTAATCATAAAGGTGATCATTTATTTTCATTAGTAAAAAAGAAAGTCGAAGCTGGCTTTGCAGAAGACCAACGTCCAAAAGAAGAATAAAAAAGAGGGGATAGAATTTAATTCTATCCCCTATTATTTTTTATCTTAGAAAAAATCTTATTGGTTATGTCAATTACTTCTTGTCCATAAGTAGCGAGCAAATCAGCTAATAGTTCTTCTTGGTCATAGGTTAATTGAATATCATAGCTAAACATTGCGGCGTGTGTTATTTCATGGCATAAAACTTTTTTAATTTTTTCGAGAGAAAGTTTATTATTAATATAGATTTTCTTTGTATCATCAACGCAAGCTCCAAGAGTATAAGAGCCATCTTTCTTTTTAAGCATTAGGTGATATGGGGATACAAAGACGACTCGCCAATTATCCCCATTAATTTTAAACATTTATTTTAGTTGCTAATAAAGCAATTTTCTTTTGAAGTAACTGTTTTTCCTCTTGGCTTGCGCCTTCAATCATTTCAAGAATATCTGCATTAAGTTCTTGCATATATTCTTCAAGTTCTTTTAATTTTTTAGCTTGATCATGATGAAGTTCTTTGGATTCCATATACATACGTCTGCGTTCAGGACTTTTACCTTCACGGCTATCGTATATTTTAATTGGATATTCTCTTTCGTCTTCATCTTCGTATCTATCATAATAGTCCATAGGTACATTACGTTTTTTCTTACGAATACTTTCTTTATAGTACATTCTCTGAGGTTCTTCATTATCAGATTCTTTCATAGCTTTAGTGATTGTACAATAGTAAATAGCCTGTTCAATATCTTTAATCATATCAATAACTTCGCCTAATTCTTCAGCGTCACAATTTTGAAGATTAGACATTTGAGATTGGGCCGCATTAATTAAACAATTTTTCATTTCACAAAGTCTTTTCATCATATTAAGCCACCCTTTCTACGATTAGATTAGCATTTTGAACATTAATCGTTTGATCTGACGTATTGGTTACTCCAGCTGTTGAGCAACATCCAGTAGGCACATCAATGTATACACATGAAGCTACATTAAAATATTGTTCTACTGCGGCAGGGGTAACAATCATCTGAGCAGTGCGAACTGCTTCACCGTCTATAGTGATAGTTAATGAGATAGCTCCTGCGGTGCCGCCAGTTGGGACCGCAATATTACCTGTAAAAGTTACTTTGAATCTTGAGCGGCATTGATTATTAGACAAGCCTCTCATTTTAATATTTCCGCTTCCCTCGGTATGAATAACTGAACAATTACCAGGGATTCTGGTTGTAATAAATACAACATTTCCATTTGCATTTACTGTTTGTACTACATTACTTGTTAGTTCCATAAATAGTCTCCTTTCAGGAGTTTAATAGACCAGAGGGTTGGCAGACCCTCCAGTCATTAAACTAATTTAGATTAAAGTGTATTACATCCGCAGTTATGATATCCAGAATATGGATTAGCAACTGTATATGCAGGGATAGGTGTTGGATTTAAAGCATTAATTAAATAGCTATTTTGAGCTGCTTGACTTGCTTGTAATCTAAGATTAGAATTTGCTGCAGTTAATTCAGTAATCTTATCATGTAAAGCTTGTGTTTGCATCTCTTGGATAGCACCTAAAACGCTTCTGGTATTAGCGTTTTGATTTTCCATTAGGTCTCTGGTTGCATCAGAAACTGCTCTACGAGTTGAGCACTCTTGGTCTGCTAAATTATAATTTAATTGAGCAAAGTTTTGAGCATCCTCATATCTGTTTTGGCAGCAACACTGTTGTAACTGGGTTCCTAAATTGGTAATACCTGCATTAATGGTATTAGCATTTTGCATGTCTGCGATTGTTTGCTGAGTAATATTATTATTAATACCAGCAAATCCATTCAACATACCTGTGTTCATGGCATAGAAGCCATCACAGAGTCCGTTATCCACATTATCAATTTTTCTTTCAATGTTGGCGAAATCTGAGGTTAAAATATAACCGTCTGTAATTCCAGAACCTGTGGAACCTCCTCCGAAGAGTCCATTTCCATTTCCTCCCCATCCTGCAAAGCAGAAAAGGAATAAAATTATAATCCACCAGGCTCCCCCATCTCCACCGAATCCAAATCCATTATCATTTCTATTGGTTCCAGTAGCTGCGGCAATGTCGGCTAAACTATAGCCATTTGTTGCGTTATTGAACATATTAATGTCCTCCTTTTAAAATATATTATTTAATCCTAAGCATTTGCTTAAAGGCATTAAATTCTTTATCAAAATCTTTACCATTTTGACTGCATATATTTCGAGCGATTTGTTCAATATCTGCACTTCTATTCTGCTTTGCTAAAGACAATAGATTAGCTCCCATTGGAGTATTTTGCATTTGTTGCTCTAACATATTCATCACTAATTGTTGAGGATTCTGGCCTCCTTTAATCATTTGAATTAATTGCATTGGGTTAATATTCATTGGCATAAGAATTCCTCCTAAAACTTAATATCTTCTTTTTTGACTGGTTGCGGTGAAGGAACTGAAGGAGTAGTCTTTTGCGGCGCTTGCTCCGGTACCTGGCCCGCAAATATAGCTCTTATTTTTTCCATTTGTTCATTAAATTCATCTCTGGTTATATAATCTGTCATTTGTGGCTGTGTGGTTGGTTGTTGCAATATTTTTAATTCGTATACGTTAATTGATGCGGTTCCATCTAAATTAATCTGTTTAGTATAAATTTGTTTATTTGCTATATCTGGAAAAATAAAAATAGAGCCATCAAAGTCTATTGGAATAGCTTTAACCTCTTCAATGGAAGAAACTGGCCTGCCTTTTAGGTACAAAATACCTTGGTTTTGCATTGGTGGTTGCTGTCTAATAGGTTGTTGATTCTGCGGGAAGTAGTTGTAGTTAGGATACATTTTTTAATCCTCCTTCTTAAAAATATTTTTCTTTCTTTCCTTCAATAGTATGTAAAATTTTTACTAACTATCTTAATATGAAAAGTCCAGTCTTTTTAAATCTTTTTTTGTACTACAAAATTAGACAAAAAAAATAAGGGGTACAGAATATATATTCTGTACCCCTTATTTTTATTTAGGTTCAATAGTTGTTTTATTCTTATTAACAGCCGCTTCAATTTGTTTTGTAATATATGTATTCAAATCGCCATAGATTGCTGTTAAGTATTCTTTCGCTTCGTCATTCAAGATAGAAAGAACTGCAGTCAAGGTCATGTTAAATGCCTTTTTCTGAGCTTCGGCATCGAATTTTCCTTGGGCTTTTAAACTATCTACATATGTTTGATTTGTGGCAATTACACAATCAGTAATTGTCTTTGATAACATTGTAATATATTTTGCTGCTAAAGCATTATCATTTTGTTTAATTAAAGCATCTTTTTTTGTTGCGATGTACTGTACTAAATAAGCTGTTAAAATTCCTAATAGCGGAATTACGCATACCTCAAAAATTTGTTGTAACATTTGTAATACATTATCCATAATTATTCCTCCTATTTAACTTTAATCCAAATACGATTATTTACTTTTACATTACCAGTTCCCCAAACCTCATAATCTGGAATTTCTGATACTGTACCAATAATTCGATCTGGATATTCTCTGACTTCTTCACGAGTCATTTTTGAAATAGTTCCATTAGGTCCAGAACAAACTGGGTCACCAGCTTGATATGAATCTCTATCTTCATAAGGATAAGCTAATACCCTACCTGAGACCGCAAGCGGAGTTTTAGTTTGTTCAGTTTCACCAATTGCAAATCCAAAAGTATCAGATACTATGTTTGCTCCTGGCTGTAGTCTTTTAGAAGATTTAATTAAATCTCCTTTTCCTGTTTCAATGACACAATAACCTGGTTGTACATATTTTTTAGTTCGACGATACTCTGCATAATCATTCCATACCGCGCCATAAACTTGACCGGCTCTAAAGGTTCCGAAAACACAGTTTTGAACTTCTCCAGAAGTTGGCTCAGCTGTGGAACGAGTTCCTTTATGAGCCCATGTATTATAATATCCTTTAATACTATAATATCCATCACTATAACCCCATGGTAAATAAACATATAAATCAATTATATTATCTGCACTGGCCAATCCTTTTACTCTTATAGAAGTCGCATTAACATCAGAATGATCGACTAAATATGAAATACCAAAAGAGTTTGCTGCTGCTCGAGTAGATTGCCATCCATCTTTTACAAAAATACTTATATGTGTATTTTGATTTCCAGTACCATTATATCCATTTCCACTATATATATCTATAATAACTTCTGAATTATCACCATTGGAAGTTAAATGACCTAAATAATACCAATGGGCAGTTCCATTAGAACCACTTATTTTAAAAGATTGCTGTTTTTCAGTTCCAGATTGTGAACCTGCGCAAGCTGTAATAACACCATTATTTAAATAAACTGGTTGATTCGCAGAACCAACTGAAGCTGTTGATCTGACTGGCACTCCATTTGTGAAATATATTGGATTTGTATTGCCTCCGGCAGAGGTATTTAATTTATTTGCAGATGATGCTATTGTTGCAGTAGCTGCATTTCCACTAATACTTACTCCAAGAGTGTCATTACATTGAACTGGAACTCCACCAGAAAAATAAATTGGTTTAGTTGCAGAACCTGCATTTCTACTTAATTTTAATGCTGTTGTTGCAGTAGCTGCATTTCCATTATAAGAAGTAATAGTTTTTAACACTCCACCATCCGAATATACTGGTACAGTTGCAGAACCTACCGTACCTCCAGAATTTCCAGTGGTTGGTACTCTATAATTGTCTAAAAGCATTCTGGACTTAGCAATAAATAAACCTACAGAACCGCCCCATGGATCTGCTGCAGTTGCATATGGTAAAATACAAATAGAACCATTTCCATCTCCACCAGTATTATGTTGTCCAATTTGCGGGTCATATGTATTTTGAGATTTTCCACCTTTATACCATTTTACAGCTTCAGTATAATTTGAAGTATTGCCTTGGTTTTGAATTAAGCTCTTATTATTATTAATTCTAATATTTCCACCTGTCCAAATATCTCCTTGAACTTCAAGCCATACATTTCCTACATCAGAATTATCTACATCCATAATTTTAAGACCTTTTGTTGGTCTATAAGCATCTGTATCAGTATATACAATTCCAACAGCTTGAATTTTATTAGTACCACTTTTTTCTTGAAAAATAATTCTTGGAGTGCTATTAGCAATAGTACTACTTGTTGCTCCAGCTAAATTTAAAGTATTAAACCAACCTGTATTCCAACGATTGCCAAAAGTTCCAATAGAACCACTATTGTCAGCATCGGGATAAAAATTTCTGCCAGTATCAAAACAAGCATATCTTCTATTAGCAATAGTATCACAATTACTATATAAAAATACATTTGCATCAGCTGTTAAATATAAATTTTCATTAGCAGATGCTCCGACTGAACGCATAGCTGCCGCAGATTCACCAGCACCAACTATTGTAGTGGCACCGGCACCAATAACTAAATCAATACCACAACCACTACCAGGAGCATCATAAGCAGCGATAATATCTTGATTAAAAGATTTTGTATTTGCTTGAATATGTAAATCATTTCCAGAGCCTAAATCTAAATATCCATTAGCAGGTTTTATTTTAATAGCTCCATAAGAAGTAGCAATTTTTAAATGAGTGTTGCTTTGAGCACCATTATCAACATCTCCATTAAAGGTAATAATTGCCCTTTGAGTGTTATTAGATGCATTAAATTTAATATGAGAATCATCTGTGGTAGATCCATTGCCATAAATATTTAGATCTTTAAATACATGGAATGAATGCCATTGATATTGAGCGCTACCTAAATTCCATTTATTATTTGCATCTGGATAAACATTTCCAGTCCATAGAGTATTTTTAATCCAAGATTGATTACTTGTAACATATAAACCATAAGTAGTATTTCGTTCTTCTTGACCAATAGCTAAATATGGAAGACTTGCGGCACCAGTAGTATTATCTATAATTAAAGCATTTTTAGCGTAAGTAGTTTTTCTGTCACCAACCCAGTTAGTTCTAAAATAAAGAATAGCGCCTTCATTTGCGATTTGCCATGAACCATTATTACCTCTATATAATTCTAAAGCAACATTTCCATTACTACCAGCACTTTCAGAACTAATTCTTAATCCACCTGATTGTAAATTAGTAGAAGAAGCTTTGGCCTGAATAGTAATACCATCTTGACCGACTTGAACAACTCCACCTTCATTATTTAAGTATAATGCAGATGCTTTAGAATTATTACGAGCCATAACTTCATTGCCGTCAATACCCAAGTTTTGACCAGCTTTATTTCCAATTACTAATGAACCAGCTCCATTTAAACCAACATCTGTATCAGGTAAAATATGAACATTACCATTAATAGTTACTGCATTATCAAATAAAGAATCTCCACCAACATAAAAAGTATAATTTTTTGAAGAAGATGCATTAATCCCTACTTGACTTGAAGTTACATAATGATTAGAAGAACCAATTTGATTGGCAGTTTTATAATATGCCATTCTATTTGCGGTTCCTGCTTCGATGGTAGCACTTAAACTATAACTACAAGCAGCTACATTACCATTGCTTTGTACATAAACAGGTTGAGTTCCAGACCCTACTGCCGCATTATATCTTGCAGAAACAAACATTCTTTGATTGCCAATATTTAATAGTCTATAAGTAGTTGTTAATGAATTTGAAGCACCAGTTGTACCTTCAAGATTACCATCTGATAAATATCCAAATAACCATTGATCTCTAAAATCACTATCTTTATCATTTTTATCCTTTTCATTATAATGATTATAATGACCTAAAATCCAATAGCCATTAGTCGCTTTTTGAGCTAATAAAGGAGACCAATCATTAACACTGGTCATTCTAATCATAGCATTATTATGAGAACCAAACCAAGCTGAACTTTTTCCAGGTTTTGCAATACTATAATTAGCATCTATTTGAATATGATTATGATGAGTAGTTACACCAGAAATATCAACGCTATCAGTAAAATTACTTGTTCCAGTAACTTGAAATTGATAACTTATATCTGCGATTGCCGCATTTTGATCTAATTTGCTATTAACATGAATCTTTTTAGCTTCAAACAATTCAGGCGCACGAGAACGTCCAGACTCATCTAAAACAGTAAAAGTTCTCTTTAACGTTCCAAAAATTCCAGTATATTGTCTTATATAAATTGGTTCAGTCGCATCATCCCCAGTAGCAATTTCAAGATAACCTGAATTAGTTGCACTTGCATGACCTACAACTCGCCAAAAATCATTATCCGCAATTGTACCTATAATACCTCTTGTTCCAGTAGAAACATTAGCAAAACGAAGGTCTGAGTATAAGGTTTTTTCTCCGTAAATGCCTTGTGCGGCATTGGTAATAAGACCGGCTTTTCCATTTCCCGCATTTGGAATAGTTAAAACTGCATCAGCTAATTCATTACCGGCACCATTTAATCCTCTAAGAGTAAAAGTTGTTCCATTTGAAGTTTTTGTAACAATTTTAGCAACATATTTATCATTAATTGGAGTTTTATTATCTTTTCCGTCTTCGCCAGAATCATATGTTACAAAATCTGAATATCTGGTTCTCAATCCATCATAATTACCTTTAGTAATATCAATAACATTACAATATGATAAATACCATACTAATGGAGATGAAGCTGTTGGAGTGGCTCCATCTTTAATATAAATATGACCGCCAGTTGAAAATGTGCCACTTGCGCCACAAATTACACGTCTTGCATACCATTCCCATCTTCCTGTTCCAGTTGTAGGAGTTAGCCATTCATCTTTATAATTATCTCCCATACTATTTGAAGTTGTTGCAACATTTCTTCCTGTTGGAATTTTTGCTCTAAAAATTTGGATAAAAATAGCATTTGCACGAGATGAGATATATTGAACAAATCCTCCAAAACCAGGAGAACCTGAACCTGTATGAGTAATTTTTAAAATTTTTCCAGATGAATTTCCACTTGAAGCATCACTTACTATAGCATGAGTAACAGTTCCATTAGAAGCATTATTATATACTGAAATGCCATTTGCGCCTTTTGCAAATTCTGGATCATTATAAACTGGGTATCCAGCACTTTTATATCCTAAAGCAGTAAGAACTAATTCGCCTGCTCCAGTAGAAGGATTATTAAGAAAATGGTTTCTATGGATATAAGTATTACTACTAAAATAAGAAGAACCATTTACATAAAAATTATATCCTTGTCGTCCAGCTGTATTAATTGCAATTCTATCTGTATCTGCATAATGGTATCCTGCTTGGAGTATTTTACTTCCATTTGTCCAAACTAATCTATTTCCAACTTGACCTTGTAAAGTAATATTATTTATATATAAATTTCTCCAATAATCAGCTGCGCTTCCTAAATCTTGGGCATTAGGATTACTGTTTTCTGCCTTAATAGGAAGAATATGTCCATCACTTGTAACTTGAAGTCCTTTTCTATTTGAGATAGTATCTCCGCCCGCTTCAATATTAATAGCACCATCAGATAATAAGAATAATCTTTCATCTCCGCCATTAGTAACATAAGACATTGCAGATTCACCAGCTCCAATAACTGTTGAACCGCCACCACCAATAGAAATACCATTTCCATAATTATCACTGGTATTATCAATAAAACGAATCATTGAATATGTTGCTTTAGAACCAATAAATTTAATTTCTTTAGCGCCTTTAAATACTAAATTACCCTCAATCCATTGATTTCCACCAATTAATAATTTATATCCTATATCTCCAGGAGTGGTTAAATTTTTGCCAATGTAAACCTGTCCGCCTCTTGGCTGTAATAATAAATTACATCTGTTCGCATATTGAGTTGTATATTCTGATGTTTGTGGATCTCGATTATCAAAACAAGTTTGAATTACAATAGTTTCAACACCAAAATCAGTATTAGTTTGACCATATATTTTTAAAGTAGCATCATCATATCCAGTAGCGAAGAAAATATCTCCATTACCACCAATTTTCAAAGAGCCATTTGGAATTAAAAAACTCTTATTACCAGCAACTTTTACATATATTTTATCTTCCATGGCAATACCGCCACTATAAGTATCATTCCACCATCCTGTTTTACCAGTTGAACGCCACCAATTAGAAGTATAAGCAGTATTAAATGTTGGTTTAGTTTCCGTACTTGATGTAGTAGATACTTTTACATTTGCCCAATAATAATTATTTATATAGGATGTATAATTTGAAGAATCTAAAACGGTACTCCATTCACCCCAAGATGAAGCTCCATTAGTAGAACCAGAACCTCTAACAGCTAAATGACCAGCGCTACCATTTTGAATTGCTAACTGAGAACCATAACCAGAATTATCCCATCCAAAAGAAAGAATATTTGCGTCTCCTATTGGAGGTTTATTTTTCTTAGTAGTAGAAGTTGCCATAGAGTATGTTACTTTTTTTATATATTTAGTATCTGCTAAATTAAAGTTCATATCTTCTTGGCGAGCTTCTGGGTTTAAAAATAATCCTTTTGCATAACCTGCTGAAGTGGCATATGTTGCGCTATCTGCATTACCTTGAAATCTTGATGCTTGCAATAAATCAAAACCGGATATTTTTGTTGGCAAATATAAATTAACTGCGGCACCAGATAAATCAGTTTTAGTACCATTGGCACCATTAGTTGCATCAGCAGTAGAAGCAATCTTAAAAGTTACATTATGGTCTAATTTTGCACTATCGCTTGAATGACCACCAATTTTACTTAAATCATAAGTTTTATCATTAGCACCAGTAATAGTAAAATACCAAACTGGAGCATCACCATTTCCTCCCGCAAATCTAATACCTGGTTGACTGTATTTAACAGATATGATACCCTTTGTATCAGAACCGCCAAAAGCAATACCTGCACTAAAATCAGGCAGAAACCAAGCTGGAGCTTTAGTTTGTCCTCTAATAGATTTTAACCAAAAGCCTCCACCATTCTGATTTCCCAATCTTGTCCATTTTAAATTAGTATCATCATTTGTTAAAGTTACAGTAAAATCTTGATGTGCTAATCCATGAGAGTGATTAGTTGATGTATTTATTTCAATAGATTCACCATCTTTAGAAATAACACCTGTTCCTATTACAGAACCAGTTATTTTAATTGGTAAACCAGAAAATTTTACTCTATGAACTGTTCCTTTTTTAGTAGCTTGTTTGCCATCAACAATAGTATCATAGTATATAGAACCATTATTATTTTCATCTATAACAAAATAAATCATACCATTTGTTAATGGCTGATTTGTTGTATTAAAGTCCTTTTTTAAACCTTGTTTAAATTTAACATAATTTGTCAAAAGGAAAATCCTCCTTTCTCTCTGAGTTAATTATATCATAAAAACGACGTTAAGTCAATTTCATTCTATGATATATAAAAACTTGACCAAAAATATTATTATAATTTGGCCTATTAAACAAAA